TTTTAGCCACTTGCTCTACTACGCCTACAAATACATCTACTACTTTACCTAACACAATAGAGATAGTCTCCATCGCGGTACTAAATACGTTTACTACTTTTTGGTTTTGGCTTAAAGCGTCAAATAAGAACTTTAACGCTGCTAATACTGCACCTATTCCCAAGGCTTTAAACGCAGTCCCTACGGCTTTAACCCCTCTTGATAGTATTCCGCTACCCGTTGCGGCTTTCTTTTGAGCTTCTGCGGTTTTATCTAAACCCTTTTTAGTATTCTCAAGCTCTTTATTATACGCGTTTACCTCTCCTGAAGCCTTAGACTGCTCATTAGTTAGGTCTTTAATAGCTAACCTTTGGTCTTTAATAGCTACTTTTAACTCGTCTTGCTTATCCTTTAACTCTGCTTGTCTTGCTAACTCAGTTTTAGAGGTGTTTGCTTGTATCTTATCGAGGTCGAGTAGCTCTTTTTCAAACTCAATAAGTATATCCTTTTGCTCTTGTATATTATCGCCAAGGTCTTCGAGTTGCTTATTTAACTCCCCCAGGGTCATATCGCCCTTTTTTATATTTACCTCTAAGTCTAAGGCTATTTTTTTATCTGCCATTATAGTTTTATAATTCTATATACTAAATTAATTGTTAAAGTTGTTTCGCCACTTGGGAAGGTCATATCAGTAGTGGGGCTTTTTAAGATTATAGCCTCTCCGAAGTGTATGTCAGCTTCTAAGTGAGCGTCTTCGTCTATATATCCTACGTTATCTGCGGTATTAAAAAACGCTGCTTTTATGCTTGCTAAAGAGTGTCCTTCTACCGATACTTGAAGCTCTAACTTTTTACCAGTCATTGCGGGGTCTCCGTTTAGCCTAATATAACCCCTTGTTATTTGGTAGAACTCGTTGTCAGGCAAAGGAGGTAATACTTCAAGCCCTTGGGTTAAGTTTTCAAGTACCGAGGTAGGCACTACGATAGACGCTAACTTCTCTACAAATAAGCCGTTAATATAAGTCTCATCGGGTCTGCTTGCGGTTGTATAGGGTGAGTTAATTATAGTGACGTTGTCAGCGTTTACCTCTGAGTAATCACTCCCAACTATTAGAGCGTTTACCGAGTTTAAGGATTGGCTTACATTATCGGAGGCGATAAGCGAGCGAGTGCCGCCCTTTACGCTTTCTCCGAATTGTAGAGAGTCTTGAGTCTGTCCGCTATTTCCGTTAGGTTTTACTAAAGTGTTACCGATTGGTAAGTCGTTCCCATCTTCAAACGTTCCCGTACCTCCGTATATAGGCTTTATATCTCCTACAAACGCTGCTTTAGGCTCTACCTTTAAGAAAGTACACTTTGTCGTTTGTCCGCTTGTAGCGTCGTAATCTACTACGCTTAATAGCCTCCAGTAGCTACCGTCAATATAGTAATTTTTACGAAAGGATAGCTCGTTATAGTCGTAAGGTCTTAGAGCTAAATAGCATTCGAGTATTTTACTATTTTTATCCGTAATCTCATCTATATATTTTTTCCAAAAGAAGTTATAGCAGTTGGTGTTCGGATAGTTGAGCGTGTAAACCTTGCCATAGTTAAAATTATAAAATAGCTGCTTAGGAACACCCCAGTTAAGGTCGAATGTAGGAGCGTAAGGGTTATCTAAATGTCCAGCGTAAGGGTAAAAGCTTTGATTATTGATAAATAAGTCAAGACCTAATCTCCAAGGCTTTTGCGTTGGTAACAATCCACCCCAGTATAGTAGCCTAATTTTGGCGGTTGCCTCAGTTACTTTACCGTTATCATCTACAAATAGCATAGCGGAGATAACTCTATCGTTATTCTCTACCGAGTAAAGCGGAGTAGGTGCGAATATTGTACCTATTGTTTTATCCGTAGTTATGAAGTCGTTATCTACGTCTATTATTACTTGCCCGTAAGTCTCATCGTAAACCTTTTTATAGGTATCGTTTAACGAGTCTTTATCTTCTTGGTCTGTGAATATAAACCTACCAGCATCTAACGCTCCTAAAGGCTTAATAAGATAGTCCCTTGACCTATCTACTATTTGCTCAATGTCTACTTTATCAGAGGTTAAATAGTCTTCTCTTGTTTCAATTATTAAGTTGTTTTCGTTAAGCGGGTCGTAGTCTATATAAAGATTAAACCTCTTTATTATGCTACTTAGTAAATCTACTTGCTTAATTTGTTTAGGTACTACTATTCTGGTAATAATAGTATCGCCTAACCCAAGCTCAGTCTCTAAATACTTAGACCCTAATGTAGAGTCAGCTTTTAAAACAAAATCAAAATCTTCGAAATTGGTTTGCGACAAATAGCCGTCAAAAGCTCCCGAAGGAGTGTCTATAATTAAGTGACCTGAGTAAAGTATTCCACCTACAGAAATAAACACCTCGTCATTTTCTTGTAAATCTAACTCGCCAGTTTTAAACGTAGCTGAGCTATTAGGAATTACCGAATTCGGAGCGGTTAAAGGGTTGTCTTTTGCCGCTTGAGTTATATCAAACTGCAAAGTTTGTATTATGCTATAAACGCCCCCTCTATTTAAAACCACATAGCAATAAACGTAAGCTCTAAAATCATCTTGAACTGAATAAATGCCGTTATATAAATCGTTTAAATATGTAGTAGTGTTTGTGCTACTTTCTGTATAGAGCAAATCGAAGTTTAAAGCCCCTTGCAGACTTATCTTGTTATCTGCTCCCGCCGTATAAATTCCCGTTACTGCGTTGTATTCGTCCTCGCAAGTATTAAAGTAATCTCCCGTAGAGTCGTCGTCAAAAATTAAAATACTATCGCCTAAATTACCTGGGTTTGTTATACTTTGGCATTGTACTGTTTGGTTAGTTGTTCGCTCTGCGTTAAACTCCTTGCAAAGTATAGCAGCGTTATCGAGTAGTATCTTACCGCTTGCGTATGGTACTATCAGGCTTTTAAATAAGGTAGTGTTTAAAAAGGTACTATCGTAAGTATATCCAGCCTCAGAGAGTATAGAGTCTAAGTATTGCTTTAAGTAAATAGCGGGTTTAAAGTCTTGCACCTTCCAATTATCGTACCTACTACGCCCACCTATATCTATCATAGGATAAACGTAACCCTCTCCTATTGGAGCAGTCCAACTATCTACTACATTAACTTGGCTCCAGGTATGGTCTAAAGCTGAGAGGTCTAAGTCTTGTAGGTACTTATCTTTAATCTTCTCGAATAGGTTGCCGACCTTACCCGTTGCAGCTATCTCGTAAGTTACTAAGCCGTCTACGTCTTTGATTGATAAAAGTTGGCAGTACCCGTCAATAACTAATACCCCGTCTTGTAGTATCTGATAGCTTGTTTTAAGGTTAGGATTAAACGTTAAAAAATCTACGTTAACATCGAAAGCGTGTTCGAATATTTGGTTAACTAATTTACCCTCAGGAATAGTAATAGTTTTGGAGTAATCGCTTAACCTCTTTTGTGGGTTGTTTACATCGTATGCCTCTTTAGTTAGCGGTATCGCCCCTTCGTTATGCGGTATTGAGTAACCCGCTATAATATGTTCTATTACCATTGTCTCTCGTCTGAGTTTTCAATCACCATATCTAAAGCAAGACTATACACTAATCCGTTTTCGCTCTTAGCGTGTTGGTAGGTGTTTCCGCTTACATTTACGCTTACAAATCCAGCATCACTACGCCAATAAACTTCTGGAGACGAAATAAGGTCTTCTAATCCACTTACCTCGAAGTCTTGGAGTAATCTACTGTTAAGATTATAACTCTCGCTTGTAGCCGTATTAAAAGCTCTTGTACGTTGTGCAGAGGTTGAGTAGTTTAAACTCGTTCCGCTTATTCTATCGGGTGAATATTTAGCAAAGGTCTTATTTACCTCTGTCGTTTGGTTGCTCTTACCATCAAACACAAAGCTATCGAACCCGCCCCAACGGTTTAACCAATGCAGCTCGAAAGTTGTGTAGTTCGTCTCGCAGTCGTCAAGCTCGTAAAGATAGGCATTAGATACAAGCTCAGTCGTAGACTCGTCGTATATCGCTACTGCGTAGTATTTGGCGTTTGTCCAAACTATCGGAGTGTCCCAAGCGTGAGCAGAGGCTTCTTGTCTGCCTATATCTAAAGCAAAATAACCCTTTGCGGTAGTGGTTAGGTCTAACTGACTTAAAGAGATTTGATTAAAAGAGGCGTCTAAGGTTTTTAGCCATACCCTAAAGTTTGCACTTGCTCCACTTTGCAGCCATTGGATTTGTGTTTTTTGGTCTGTCTTTACCTTTAGCCAATTATTAGCTGAGCTAAAAGCGTTTATTACGGGTATTGTATTACTGAAATTACTAAGTAGGTTTTTCTCAATTGCACTTGTCGCTAATTGGTAGCCTTGCCACTCGTTAGATGCAAATTGAATATACTTAGGAGAAGCAGCGTAAGAGCTTATTATATTAGAAGCCACTACCGAGCCTTGTAAGGCACTATCGTAGTACTCTTGAAAGGTTACCTTAAATTCGTTTAAAGTATCGCTTATAAGCCCTACCGTATCTCCGTTAGGTACTGAGTAGGTAATAGGTACGAAAGATTTTACTACGTCCTGGATGCTTAGTATAGCCTGAGTCGTCAAAGGTCTTACGCTTATTTGCTGAGTGCTTATAAGTGTGTTAGCTCCGCTTGGGTTTAGATATACTTTGCATACTATTTTAAAGCCAGGTTGAGCCGTATTAGTAGAGCTTAATAAATACTCTATAGGTGCAAAAGCTGGGAGTACGTAAGTTGTGGTCGGTTGGTCTTGTATGGTAATAGCCATTATAACTATATACGCCCTAAAATAAAAAAGGACTCATTGGTTTACAAGCCCGAGTCCTTTAGTAATGATTAATAAATATTCCAATGCAAATATAATTAAACTATTTTAATTAGCTCGATAACATAATTGCTATACTGAGCTAAAAGCATCTGTTCGAAGGCTATTAGTTTTTTATCGTTTATAACGTTAGAATAAAAGTCGGTTCTCTTTGTACCATTGTTAAAAATGCTGCGAGCTATTGCAAAGGCTATACCGTTGCGTATCTTCTCTGCGTCCTGGCGTTTACCTGATTTAGTATTATTTGACCTTGGAGCGTTTATACCTCTGTTAAGCATAAACTTGCGAATAGCTTTTATAGGTGGCATTTTATTAGTGTACTTGAACCTCGATATACCCGTATTGTTTTTAGCTCCGCTTACGCCCTCGTCTAAGTACTCGTAATAATTAGGCATAGCTATTGTAATTTTAAAGCCGTTTGCGGTTACTACTACTGGTTGAGCGTTGCCGTCTCCTATTGCCTGAGCAGTATTACCGCTTGCGTATCTACCTACGTCTTTTAACGATTGCACTAAGTCATCGACAACCGTTTGCCAGTACTTATCTAAATTAGCGTATAATTTATTTTGCATTCTTCTCGTGATTAGCTTTCTCTACCATATAAGCCCACCAATTTAAAAACTCAATCGCTCCGAGTTTGGTTGTCTGCTCTATGCTTATGTTATGAAGTTTAGCCATAGCGTCTATTATGCTAAAGAGTCCCCATCGTTGTCCAAAATCTCCCGCGTCATCTTCAGAGTGTCCTTCATCCACTTGCTCAAAGAGTCCTCTGTACTGTTCAAGTAATCGTTCCAAAGATTCCAAAAAAAAACAAAGATATTCCATACCTTGTCTAATTCCATACCTCTAATTAAAGCGGCTCGCTCGTTGAGTGTTAAGTTATCGTCTCCGTAGTTCTTGCCTTCGGGCTTGCTTATAGCTGCTAATAGTAAATCCATAACCTTTACACCTTCGCCTTGGTACTTGCTTCTAATATTGATTATATCTAATAGCTGACCGCTCGTTAGCTTCTCGGGTTTGTGTTCAATATGGTAAACGCTTCCGTTAAGTATTACTCTGCTATTTATTTTTAGCTTCTCCAGTTGCTTAATATTGAACTCTCCTAACTCTGCTATCATTACTGCAAAGTCTTTTAGCTTAACCTTACTTGCTTCCTCGTAGGTTATATCCTTTATCGCTGCTACTGCATAGATGTTCTGCTCCATTACGGGTAGCTCTCCGTCTATCTCGTTAAGTAGCTGATATTGACCAACCGTCATTTTAGATAACCTTGTATGTTCCATAACCTTTCTTTGAAAATTTGTGCATTATTAAATACCTGAGAGCGTCTATAGCGTGATTATAACCATCTATCGGGACATTAAGACTATCTCCGTTTCGGTCTACCTTCCATTTATACTGCTCAAGCTCTTTTATTAAATTCTTACTTGACGAATGTACGTTAATTGAGTAGCCTTTTAGCAAGTTAATTCCAAACATAATACTATCTGCTCCCTTTTTAACTCCGTCAATAGTCCATCGTAACCGCCTAAGCTCTTCGATACTCTTAGGCTCGGCACTATCTGCCACTATTAAAGCCCCTTTACTTATTCCAAGAGCCTCCATTCTGTCGCTTATATCTCTATTCGTTAGCCCCGTTTCGTAGATTAGTTCCTTTACCCATAGTTCACCGTCTTGCAGCCTTACCTCTACTAAGGTAGTAGGGTCGTTAGTGAAACCAAAGTCTATACCGTAGCCTATTAAGTTCTTATCTTCAAAGCTCTCGTTTAATACGTACCACTTCTTTAAGATTAGCCCTTCTATTTTACCAGTTCTGCCTCTTGCGTATACCTTCCATAAATCAAGGTCTTTATCCTTTAGAGCCTCTATCTTCTCCCTTATCTTATCGCTTAAAAAAGGGTTATGTCTATGGTCTGAGATTATTAACTCAGCGTTTGGCATAGGTATTATTTTGTCGTGAACCCAAAAGCTCGTATCGGGGTTATAATCTAAATAGACTTGTTTACGAGTTCTAAGGCTTAACTGCTCAAATATGTTATACGGTATACCGTTTGCCTCATTAACGAATAGATAGTCCCTTTTACCGCTCTTTGCGTCTTGCTCGTTGTCGTATGAATTGAACTCTATTATAGAGCCGTTCTTAAAAGTGAAGACTCTATCTGAGCGATTGTAAAAAGTTACTTGCTGCTTAATTGCTTCGTCCGCGTTATGGATGTCGATAGCGTCTCTTAACGCTCCTACTTTTAAGTTAGGTATGTCTTGACCTACTACGGTAATAGTGCAAGTCTCGTTAATTGCTTTAGAGAATAGTACTTGTAGTATAGCGTAAGTTTTTCCTGAGTTATGGACTAAAACATCAAAGCCAACATCTAAGAAATAGTTATGGCAGTCCTCTACTTCTATATCGTAGACTATTTGCTCTTCTACATAC